CCCTAAAATGCCTCAATGGCGTTACGGCCATGAGGGCGATTCGCTCCCTTGGTATCAGTCGATGAAACTCCATCGCCAGGCCGATAAATGGCCGGTGGGCGAGACGGTCTGATGGGGTACGGCGACGACGTTATGGCCTCCGCCGAAGCCAAGATCATCGCGGAGAGCGGTAAACTGGCCTTCATGGGGGCGGAATGGTCGGCGGTTTGGGAAAACAACCCGAACGTCACGCGAGAGAAGTCTAAGGGCGTTTTGGTTTCTAACCGCCTCGGGTATCGGCCCTACATCAAGGGCGTGACGGCGGAAGCGATTATCTACAACGAGAACCACAAGGCCCCAATTGGTCAAATCTTCCTGACCGACGCTGAAAAGGCTTGGGCGCGGCAACAAATCGCGCCGGGTTACATTTTAGTTGAACCGCATATCAAAGGCTCCTTTGCCGGCAATAAAGCCTGGATTTGGGACCGTTGGGTAGAGTTGGCGAAACGCTTTCCTGTTGTGCAATGCAAAGCCCCGAACAAAAGACCATTATCGGGCGCTAGGGTCATTGAAACGGAGAGCGTTCGCCAAGCCTTTGCGCTGCTCGCACAAGCGAAGTTAGTTATTACGACTGATGGGGCCATGCACCACGCTGCCGCCGCTCTAGGCGTCCCCGCTGTCGTTTTATGGGGGGCTAGAACGCACCCCAAGATATTGGGCTATGAGGCGCATAAGAACATCTACACCGGACAGGGGGAATCCTGCGGGATGATGGCGCTTTGTAACCATTGTAGAGATGCGATGAGACGGATCACGGTCGATATGGTTTCCAACTCGGCTAAGGAGTTAATTTGAAGCGCGTCGGGACTTGGATGCTGCCGGATCAGGAACAGCATCTTGAGGAATGGATCAACCGGGCTGGGGATTATCAAACCCCTCATCGGGAAAACGCGCTCAAGCACGTTACCAAATGGGACTGCGCCATAGATGTGGGCGGTCACGTTGGGTTGTGGTCGCGGGACTTCTGCCTGAAGTTTAAGGAAGTCCACGCCTTTGAGCCTGTGGCAGAACACAGAGAATGCTTTGTTGAGAACGTGAAGGGAAACTACACGCTTCATCCTGTGGCCCTGGGAGACAAAGAGGGCTTTGTGAAAATGGCGACTGAGGCCCATTCGACGGGCGGGACGCATATTGATCCCGGTGTTGAGGGGGATATTCCGCTAAAGGTTTTGGATTCCTACAACCTCAGTCCCGACTTTATGAAGTTGGACTGCGAAGGGTATGAAATTTACGTCCTGAAAGGCGCGGTTGAGACGCTTCTACGTTGCAAGCCGATCATTTGCATTGAACAGAAGCCGCATAGTTATTTCGGCAATCCTCAATACGCTGCCGGTGAGTATCTGATGAGTTTGGGAGCTAAACCTCTATCCGCCGTGGTCGATGACATCGTCTTTGGCTGGTAACGTCTATACGTCTGAAGGCCCTTGGACTGCCCTCTATCCTCATTTTGAGGGGCTGGCGACAAGCCCATCTAGTGAGGGTCTAAAGCCCGGTCTAGGGGTTATGTGGGGCTTGCTTCGCAATATGCCGGAGTTGATTGCTGAGTCGATGGAGAAGGGCCAACCGTGGGTCTATCTCGATCACGGATATTTTAAGCGGGGGCATTATTCCGGTTATTACCGGATGACGCTCAACGACTTCCAACAGAGACAGGTTGTTGAACGTCCTCCCGATAGGTGGGCGGCGCTGAAGGTTGAGATGAAGCCTTGGAGACGGGGTAAGCGGGTTGTCGTCTGTCCTCCCTCTAAGCACGTTTGCAAGCTGTTCCATCTTGAAGATTGGGAAGCGAACACCTTAGAGGCGCTGAAGGGCAAGACTGACCGGCCTGTAACCGTAAGGCGCAAGGACGGCCCCGGTTCTTTTACTGAGGCCATCGCGGACGCTCACTGTGTCGTCACGGTCAATAGCATTGCTGCGGTTGAGGCAGTGCTAAACGGCGTTCCGGTATTTGTAAGTCCGATCAGTTGCGCCGCTCCGGTAGGCAGAACGGATTTAGAGATAGAAGACCCATTGTTCCCAGACCGGGAGCCGTGGGCGTGGTCTCTCGCCTATGGGCAGTACCGCAAAGAAGAATTTAACGAGGGGCTGAGGAATATCTGTGATCCCAATTTATGTAGGTTATGACGCCCGCGAAGACGACGCCTATCAAGTCTGCAAGCGTTCAATCCTCAAGCACTCGCCGCAGTATATCGTCCCCTTAAAACAACCCGGCTTGCGTATTTCTGGATTGTTTGACCGGCCTTATAATGTTGACGGCGCTCAACGATACGACACGCGCGACGGTCGGCCCTTCAGTACGGATTTCAGCTTTACCCGCTTCCTCGTCCCCGCTCTCAATCAATACGAGGGGTGGGCGCTTTTTGTTGACTGCGACTTTATGTTCCGCGCCGACATTGAAGAACTCTTTGCATTGAGAGATGACAAATACGCCGTTATGTGCGTCAAGCACGACTACCGCCCGACCGAGACAGTGAAGATGGACGGCCAGATTCAGCAGGGTTACGCCCGCAAGAACTGGTCAAGCCTCATGCTGTTCAACTGCGGGCATGAGAAGAACAAACGCCTGACGCCCAGGATGGTCAATTACTTCACCGGCTCTCAGTTGCACGGCATGACATGGCTGGCCGACAACGACATCGGCGGGCTTCCCGAGACATGGAATTGGTTAGAGGGTCACTCAAGCGAGGCTTGGGAGCCTAAAGCCGTCCACTATACTAGAGGTTGCCCGTCAATGCCCGGTTATGAAAACACACCCTATGCAGACGAGTGGAGGGGCTTCCTGTGACCATCGCAACCTACGCCGACTTGCAAACCAAGATCGGGGAATACCTCGCCCGCTCTGACCTTACGTCCTACATCCCCGACTTCATTGCCGGCGCAGAAGCGCGGATTGCTTTTGGAGCAGCGGGGCAGTTTTCCTCCGACCCGCTCCGCATTCGTGCAATGGAAACCTCCGCTGATATTACGGTGACGGGTGGAACGGGCGCCTTGCCGACCGGCTACCTTGAAGGCCGTAGGATGTATTGGGACGCCTCTCCTAAGCGAGTGATTGAGCAGACTTCTCCCGAGGACTTCTACCGTAAATGGGGCGGTTCTACCCAAGGCGTCCCGAACACCTACATTATTGAGGGCGACAATATCCTCGTCGCTCCGCAAGCCTCGGGGACCATTAAGGCGCTTTTCTACAAGAAGTTTGATCCCATCGCCTCGGCTTCCCCGGTCACTTGGCTGCTGACCAATTCTCCATTGGTTTATGTCTATGGGGCTTTGTTAGAGGCGACTCCCTTCATCCGTAACGACCAAAGACTGCCCATGTGGCATGCGATGTTTAAGGGCGCGGTCGAGGCGTTGAATATGTCCAATATGCGTGATCGGTGGTCCGGCTCCGCTCTCGCGGTTCGCAACGACACGGGTAATCCGTAATGGCCGCTCCTGTCGTTCAATTTGGCGAGTGGCTTCCTGACCTCCCCGCCTTGATGAATCCCGGCGCGTTGACCGTTACAAACGCCATTCCCAAGACGGGAAGTTATGGGCCTTTCGGTTCTCTAGTTGCTTATTCCGGTGCGCTGACCGCCCGCTGTCAGGGTGCCGCCGCTGCTAGAGCAGATGACGGCAGTGTTTCTGTATTCGCGGGCGATGCAAGCAAACTCTATCTGATGGACGCTGCTGCGGCGTTTAATGACGTTTCCGCGACGGCTGGATATACGACTTCTGCGGAAGAAACTTGGCGCTTCTGCCAGTACGCCAATCGCCTGATTACGACTAATTTTGCTAACGACCTTCAGACATGGGTGGTCGGCAGCAGTACGCGGTTTTCGGCTTTGTCTGCTGGCGCTCCTAGGGCGCGTCATGTCGCCGTTATTGACCCCGGCTTTGTCATGGTCGGCAATACGTTCGACGGCGTAGATGGTGCTGTTCCCAACCGTGTGTGGTGGTCGGAGTTTGGCGTCCCGACTAACTGGCCGACGATTGGCACGGCTGCGGCGGAAGCGGCTCAGAGTGATTACAACGACCTCCCCACGGGTGGTTGGGTGCAGTCTGTTATCGGTGCCGTAGGCGGCGCTGCGGGGTTGGTTTTCTGCGATACGGCGATTTACCGAATCGACTACGAAGGCCCTCCCACGGTCTTTCGCTTCACGAACATTGAACGCGCCAGAGGCACCCCCGCTCCTAATAGCGTTGTGAATATCGGCCCCTTCGCGGCTTACCTTGGGGAAGATGGGTTCTATCTCTGCGACGGCGCACAGTCTAAGCCCATTGGGAATGCG